ATATACTTATATAAGAGTTTACATATAATTATACTATAATATACTTATATAAGCTTATTATAATATACTTATACTAGTATACTTATACTATACACAAGAATATTTATTAATATTTTTTGATTCACTGTATATTAATTGTAAGTTCAGCCATGATTAAGAAAGGACTATATATAGATGCCAGATAGGAAAACCATAAAGACTGCTGATGACAACTCTAATTTTATGGATGATGCTTTAGGCTTAAATGATAACAATAATTCAAGTCAAGACATTATATCCTCTCTGCTTGATAGTTTCTTAAGGAGTGATGTAGCCACAAGCGGAGCGTCCTCTGTATTAAAAACACTTAACGAACTATATCCAGAGCCTCCAAGTGACCCGTTATCTGAGCCAATAGGATTTATTGGAAATAAGATTGTTCGTGCAGTTGATAATGCCGCAGAAAGGATTGGGTCTCAGTCTGGACAACAAAGTAGGAGTCTTAGAGCTATAAAAGAGGGGCTTTCTAATGAAGGTGCGGGATACTATGGTGGGATTGCCAGTCGTAAAGCTCCCAATCTGCTTAGAATGTATCTCGGTCTTGATGAAAATACATTGCCAGTTTCTCAGGATGTGCCAACTGACTTCACGAAGGGTACGCCAAGTGGCGGGGGGAGAAGTATAAAAGAATTTTCTGATGAGCCAACCTTTCAGACATCAACTGCATCAGATGATTTTGTCAATAGGTTTCGCGAAATGAATAAAGCTGTAAAGGCTGGAAAGTATGTACCGTCAGAGCATATTATTAGTTCTGGTGAGGTGTCTTGGCTGCCGGTAGATATGAGCACTTCAGTTGACCTTGGTGGGTTCACTCAATCAATTGGATATGATAAGGACAAGGGTAAATACTATTATAGTGTTACTGATGTGTGGGATTTTAATCCAGACGAATATAGTAAAAAGTGGGCTGACACTGGCTCAGAAGAAGATAGGGCTTTTATCCGTGGACAGGCAAGACTAATGGATGCCGTTGGTACGGGTATTGGAATATATGATAGATATTATATACCAGATGATGTTGTGAATAAATGGGTTGGTCAAGATAAACGAAAACAATAAAGAAAAGAGGAGTTATTATTATGGGTAAAGAATATTTAGAAATTGTTGAAATGGCTAAAAGACGCGATGGTACAAATCGCTCAGTTATTATTGTTGATGGTGACAAGGGGCCGTTTCTTGTTTCTGAGAAATGGGTAAATGATAATGCGCCAGAAATCGGTGGACATTATATTGCTGGTGACAATTCTTATGTTGCAGAGAAGCCTGTTGTTGAGAAGAAAGAAAAGTCATCTAAGAGCAAAACAAAAGGCTCAGCCAAAAAATGAGAGGATACTACGAGAGAGGTAAAAGCCCAATGAAGGTTAATGAGCAGTTGTTCTGGGACACCTTCCCACAGTTATTGGTTGATGACCCAAAAGATGAGAACGGTGAGATTGTTGCAATTCTTCGGGCATTCGCCATGTCATGGTTCGCTGGCGAAAAGGAAGAAGACTTCGTTGGTCGTTATTTTGATAAACACGATAACGATAGCTATGAAGGTATTGGCGTTTAATGGATACCCTGTTCACGGCCATACCAGATACGGTCAACATTGTGACACCAGATACTTTGGTGTATATTGAGCCTGTCGTACGGAGTGGCGATGCAGTTCTCACTGCCATAGGTTTGATTGGGATTTATATGGCAATCTTTATGGCTATATTCAGCGAGTAGTATGCCAGCACCATTTCATTGTCATGATTGCGATAAGCCGACTATGAATAAGTGCGGGGTGTGTGATGATTGTCTTGATGAAATGAAACAGGATATGTTAAGCCAGTTCCACAAAGAGCATGAACAGGAATCAATCTTGGCGTTCTTTGACAAGTGGGATGGCGAAAAGAGGAGAGATATTGAGAATACCAAAGAAAATAAAGATAGGGGCGATGACCTATGATGTCGTTAAATGTGATAAGGTTATTGTCGACAACGAGGAAGTCGCGGGTTCAGTCAGCCCGATGCGTCAGGAGATTAAGATACAGAAGGGGTATAAGGATTCGTTCACTGATGCAATCTTCCTTCATGAGATGGTACATGCTATTGCTTATCATGCTGGCCGTGGCGACTTATATGCAGACGAGTCGGTAATAGAATGCTTTGCCAATGGTTTGTCGCAAGTATTAGCGGATAATAAGGGAATCTTCAATAATTAATGGCTAAAGTTTTAATTCGCAACAAGAAATTTGATGTATATAACAGAGAAGAAGCAGATTCTCTTGGTATCGAATATATCAAAGATTGGAGGGAAGCTCAGGCTGGCCAGTGGTTCTTAACCACAGATGGTAAAGTGTTGGAGTGTATAAGGCGAAACTATAGAAAACCATATGAACAATCATATACTCTGGCTGACGGAACTGTTAAAACTAGAAAAACAAAGCCTTGGTATGAGATAGTTACTGGCTATGGCTCTACTCCAACATATAAGGGTGAGCTAACTGCAAACAAGCGATACTCATATTATTGGGATAAGCCAAGGAAAGCCCCACTTACACGAGATGTTAAGCCTACAGATATGCAGAGAGCCTTTGTTGATTATCTTTTTATGTTCGGTGAGCTAGACGATACTGGACTTTGGAGCGCCGAGAGCATTATTAAGTGTTATCAGTCTGTATATAGTGATAATAACCCAAAAATGTCGCTTGAGCGTGGCCTGCATATACTTAAAAAACGTAGAGTTAAGGAATATATCATGAATAACATGAAAGATGAACTAGATGCGATAGGTATGAATGATAAATTCGTTGCTCAGAAATACAAGGACTTTCTGGAGGGCGAGGAAGTCTCTGAGAACATTAGATTCGCGGCATTAAATAGAATTAGCAAGCTTAGAGGACATGATGACAAGGATGTTGAGCAAACGCAAGAATCTGTTGTCCTGTTGACGGATGGAGACCGTAAGCTACTGGCTGAGAGTCGCAAAAGGCTTTCTAACCAAAATATGGATAACCAGCTTAATGAATTTAACGTAAAAGTTGTTGACGATGTTAAAAATAATGATGAAATAGAGGTCGAGGAGGCTGATTTTGGCGAAGAAGAAAAAGCAGGATAAGGTAGTTGTGGTTGAGGAAGATGCTTCAGCGTCAATTAATTTGGCAAAGAACATATTAACACTGAACGGCAAAAAATACAACGTAGAACGCGATGTTGCTACATTTATCTATGATATGATGATGTATGCCGATAATATCTCAGAAGAATATGCAATGCTTGCAAGCGTTATGACAAACAAGGCTAATGCTTGAACTAACAAAAGATGAAAAACGTGAATGGCTGAGGAGAATGTATCTTGATATATTCTTTTTTGCTAAAGTGCTCTTTGGTGATGCTAATCATCCAATGCATTATCACGTTAGACAGCCATCCCCACCATTTCATAAGACAATCTCAGATGAATTAATGTCCATGGAGGCTGGGGATAAACTGGCATGTGTTGCCCCTCGTGGTCACGCCAAATCTTCATTTATAAATCTGATTTATCCACTACATCGTATACTTTTTGGTGAAGAATTTTTTATTTTATTGATTTCTGAGTCAGAAGAGCAGTCTAAGTTCAATTTGGAGGCTCTTGGTGATGAAATAGCTATGAATCCCAAGATTAAATACTTCTTTGGTGAAAGGAGGGGTGAAATCTGGGGTAGTACATCCAAGGAGGTTATCACTGGTTTCTTTCCAGAGGGTCATCCACAGGCTGGAGAGCCATCTGGTACGTGCAAGNTGCTCGTGCGTGGTGTGGGACAGAAGGTGCGTGGCCTAAAGTATGGTCCATATAGACCAACATTAACGATTATTGACGATGGTGAGGGTGAGGCCAATTCTGCTACTCAGGCTCAGCGTGAAAAGTTCAGAAGATGGCTAAATGCCGCCGTAATCCCAGGTTCAGATGACTCAAAATTGGTCTTTATTGGTACTATTGTTGATGATGAAGCATACCTAAATCGTATTGCTGGCCCAAAGGCTTATGATAAGAAGACTGGCCAGTACAAGCAGAAGGCTTGGCGCAGTCTTTTCTTCCAAGCTATACAGCAAGATGTTGAAAATTATCAATATACAGCTCAAGGCAATGAAATTCTTGATAAAAATGGGGTGCCAACAGTGCTCTGGCCAGAGAGAAGGCCATATTCATGGCTAGATGCTGAGCATGAGAGACTTAAAGGCGAAGGTGATGAGGGGTATTTCTTTCAGGAATACCAAAATATACCAATGGATGATGCAATTCGTGTCTTTAAGGCTAAGGATTTGCAGTATTGGGATGGTGGATTCAGGATTATTAACAATCAACCAGTATTAGTCGGTGGTACTGAAGATGGAGAGCGTAAATTCATTCCTGTAAACGTGTTTATGGGTGTTGACCCTGCATCATCAGACAATGAAAAGGCTGATTATACTGTAATTATGGTAGTTGGTGTTGATAAAGACTTTAATATATACGTTATAGATTATCATCGCGCACAAATGCTACCTATGGATGGTGCTGACATGCTTGTTGAGATGGCAGAGAAGTATCGCCCGAAATCAATTAACATTGAAAAGACTGGCCATGCAATGTTGTCTGATTATATCTTTAGGGTATCAAAAGAGAGTGGCAAGTTCTGGAATATCAACCCAAAAGATGCTATTAAAAGTAAATATTATAGAATTAAACAGATGCAACCAATGTTTGCCTCTCATGCAGTCTTTTTAAAGGAGGAACATGCTGAACTTGAATCTGAGCTTTTGGCATTCAAAGAACATGGTACTGGTTTCAAGAAGGATACTCTTGACGCACTAAGGTGGGCAACTGATGATATTTGGGCACCGACTGGAGAATTTGACCTTGAAAGCGAAACATATAGCTATGATATACCGCCAGTAGGTCAAGACTGGGAGACTGGACAGGTTATATACTAATATTCTTTGTTAAAAGTATTGTATATACTATATTAGGCGCAGTTTATTCGGAGGACTCGTGATAGAAATTGGGAAACTAGAAACAGCTAACATAAGCGCAAGCGATATAATGAGCCAGTATGAGCTGTTCTCTAATTCTGCCGAAACATATTTTACACAAATGGGCGAAGATTTAGATTTCTTTAAGGGAAATCAATTAACACAAGCTCAAAAAGCCTACCTACTGAGTGTTGGACAGCCAGCAGAGTCTAATAATAAAATCAGACCTGCGGCAGAACAGGTTTTAGCTAATGTTGCCTCCAAAGCTCCAGAGTGGGACATTTCTTCCGTTGGTAAAATGGATAATCGCCTTGCATCTATATATAACTCAATTGTAGACCAGATATGGTATAAATCTGATGGTGATGTACATTTCAGAAACGCTGTTAAGTCGTTTATTCTCAAGGGTCTAGGGTATTTTTATGCCTATCCAGACTGGACTGCCGATGGTGGGCTTGGTGGTTTACGTGTAAAATTCATTAAACATGAAGCTGTTGTTGTTGACCCAAATTCAACTCCAGGAAGACTTTAGTGATGCATCTGCAATTATTATGTCAGACACACACACTAGAGAGGCGTTGTTGGCTCTATTCCCGCAATACGAAGCTCTTATTAAGGATGCACAGCCAGACGAAACTATAAACGAAAGAGCATCTGGGCGATACAATAAAGATGACATGCAGGGACGTACAGATGTTACTGGAGACCATCAAGATACTGTACGAAAATATGTGCATTGGTACTAAAGTATCAATACCAAAAGTAAAAATTGAAGACTACTCTCTCTGGTATGTTTCAAATATATGACAGAGATGAATATAAAGAGCTTATTAAAGACCCTGAATATGAAATCGCTGTTGAGAACGGCTCAATCGTAGAAGATGTTGCATATAGCACTGGCATTCGTGAGATTTTTATGATTGGAGACCAGACTGCATATGATAACGTATTGCCAATATCGAACTATCCAATAGTCCCAGCATGTAATGAGCATGATAGCACACCATATCCAGTAGGAGATGTGCGACATGCTAAGTCTCCACAGCGAATGCTGAACAGGACTGAGGCTCTGATTATAGCACATACAGCCGCAACGACAAACTTTAAACTGGTTGTTGAAGATGGTGCCATTGAGCCTGCTGAACTTGCTAAATGGACAATGCCTAATGCTATTGTCCGTGCCAACCCCAATGCTCTAACTGGCGGCAAGATAAAAGAGTTCTCACCACCAGCTATAAGCTCTCAGTTATTTCTAGAAAAATCACGCTATGAGCTAGACATTGAACAGATTTTTGGTGCATATAAATNCCTTCAAGGAAATGCATCTGAATCTCCAGACACAGTTGGTGCCGCTACTATTGCTAATGAGGGTGCGGCTAGAAAGCAGAACTGGAAGGTTCTACCTCTATATGACATGTTAACTAAGGTTGGCAGGGTAATCATAGAGTGGATTCCATATGTTTACACAGAACAGCGCGTTGTGCGTTTAGTTAATGAGTATGGAAAATCCGAAGATGAAACAATTAATGTCCCCGTGATAGACGACTTGAGTGGAGAGGTTAAGAAATTATATTCTACTGGCGATGCTGAGATGGATATTCATGTCGTAATAGGTTCAACTAGAGCTAGAACTCCTGCGGCTGACCTACAGAGAGACCTAACCCTACTCAACGCACAGATTTATGACAAAACTCAAGTCATTATAAACATGGATACAGATATTGACAAGGAAGCATTAATAGAGAGACATGGAGAAATCGCACAATTGAAGGGCATGGTTGCCCAACTACAAGAGGAACTGAAGAAAACTCAGGGTGATTTACAGTCGCGTGAACGAGAAGTGTTCCATGCAAACATGAGAGCAGAAATCTCAGAGGCCACGAAACCAGTGGCGGCGGCTCAATCAAAATTGAAAGCCACAGCAAGTCTTGAGGAATCTCGACAAAGAGATAAAACAAGACAGGTTGCTGAGGATTTGGATAGTCTGACCGATTCGGTAAACTCCCAAGAACAGGAAACGGTTCCAGCCTCGCAAGGGTAACTGGAGCGCCTAGAAAAAGGAGCATCGTATGAGCGAAGAAAACGGTAATGGTAGAGACAATGCACGAGAAATCACTGGTGGTAACGTAGTGGATATACTGACAGAGTTTAATAACAGTAAATCTGCATCGCCTACAGAAAGTGAAGAAGTGGTCGAAACCAAGGTTGCCACCGAAAGTGCTACTGACCTAAAAGAAGAAGTGGTTGAAAAGACGGAAGTTGAAGAACTTACCGAAGACGAGAAGGAGTGGATAATCAAGGGTAAATTCAAGTCCGATGAGGACGGGATTAAAGCCTTGGCTGAAAGCTATCGCTCGTTGCAGGGTGAGTATGATAAGAAAAACTCCGAATTTTCTGAGAAGGAAAAGCATTTTGAGGGATTAGCAGAGCTTGAGTCTTGGCTTATAGAAAATCCTGAAGCTGTAAAACTTCTCAAACAAGAATATGTCGGAGAGGCTGATGGGCCTAAACCCCCAGAAAAACCAGAAGACTTCCAACCACTTGACATCGGTGTGGATGGAACGCCAACTAATGATTGGTTCCTAGCGCTAAACGAATATAATGTTGAACGTGGTCGCAGGGAGGCACAGAAGGAAGTAGAAGCATTCAAAACTGAAATGACTATGGCAGAGCAAAAGAAACAGGCTGAAGCAGAGCGTAATCAAGCCTTGATTGATGCTGGCCTATCTGCTGATGAGATTGATGACTACAACTCTTTCATGCGAAACCCAGAGGTCTCCAATAGCGAGAATCTCGTTAAAATCTATCGCGTTCTTAGTGGTAAACAACAAACTAAACCTACCGAGGAAGTATCCGAACTAGAAAACCCAGCCAAGAAGAAAGTCGTTAAGACCGTAAGTGCGGCGGCTGTATCTGGTTCAGTCCCAAAAGTCTCTTCTGTCGAGGAAAGTAGACAGAATTTTCTTGAGGGGATACTGGCTCAGGGAAGATAAGAAAAGGAAAAATTAACAATGTCCGTTGATTATGGAACAGGAGCCGCGCTACAGTTTACTGATAGCTCACAAAGACAGGTGCTTGAGTTAGGTGAACTCATTCACATGTATAATCCTGATGTAACACCAATTCAGACTGTTGGTGCTCGTATGAACCATATGGTCACACCCGTCCCTATCTTTGAATGGATGGAAGACGAGTATATGATTAAAAGAAGTATTATTGTTGATGTAGACGCAACAGATAGTCTTGGGGTTATCCAAGATTCAAGCGTCACTGGAGACAATGATACTGGATGTATCCTTGACCTGAATCGTCAGGCTCAAGTCGAAGCTTTCGAGGTCGGAGGCTTTTATAGTATTGCCAAGACAGGTGGATGTGCACTTACGAGTGGACTGACACATTTTATGGTAATTGCTATTGGTAAGAATGTGTCACATGCTAGCGCTTCAGACAAGATGATTCAAATCATCGGTTTTGACGCATTCTCAAATAATGTTGCAACTTATGACAAAGCCGCTACCACTGCCGCTATTCTGTCACAGGCAACCTCTGCTGGTACGTTTAGCATTGTATATATTG